AATCATTTTGCACAGGACCCGAAACGTATCTCGCATTGTCATGTTCTGTACGGGCCTAGTGGCTGCGGCAAAACAACGCTTGCCCGTATTATCGCCACTGAATTGTTGGGTGCGGACGAAAAGTTCGGTATCCACGAAAACAATACGGCGGACAACCGAGGGATTGACGGTGTTCGCGGGATAATTGACAGTACAAAAAAATTGCCGCTGATGGGTAATGCATCTGTTTACGTCATAGACGAAGCGCAAGGGCTAACACCGGAAGCAAAAGGCGCATTTCTCAAACCGACCGAAGAAATGCCTTCGTACGTCTATTTCTTCTTCTGTACGACAGACGTGGCTACCTTCTTTAAGGGTGATGCCGGCAGCGCACTGAAAACTCGTTGTACCCCCTGGAAATTGGAACCGCTCAATGCTCGTCAGCTCGGTCGGCTTGTGCTCCGTACTGCGGATGCCGAGAACTTCGACGTGGCTGACGAGGTGCTCTCTGCGATTATCGAGGCCGCAGAGGGTTCCCCGAGACTTGCGCTCAAGGCACTCGAACAGGTCATGGCGTGTCCGGGAGATATCCCGGGACAACTGAAACTGCTCGAAACCGGAGTGGTGGAAAATCCCGACACGTTGGATTTATGCCGTGTCGTGACCGCAGCGAAGCCCAGTTGGTCCGCCATCCGTGACTGCCTCGCCAAGATGAAGGGTAAGGTGGATGCTGAGACGGCTCGCCGCAGCATCCTCGGGTACTGCTCGGCCATCATGCTCAAGAGCGGTGGGAGCGACCGCATCTGCCGTGTCATGGAGGAGTTCGCTGTTAATCTTTATGATACGGGATTTCCAGGTCTTGTATTGGCTGCATATAGGGCATTGAAATAGATATGAGTTCTTTACAAATGTTACATCGATATTGTTGCGAAGACCCTACAGCTATTGAAAATTTTGAGAAGGCCATATCTAATTTAAAATTATGGGATTGTCATCATAGATTAGAGGATAAGGGTTATACTCGGAAACAACTCAAAGCCGCAGGACTTTATTGGAAGCGGCCTGCTAGTGAACTCATATTGTTATTGCATTCGGACCATACGCGATTACATATGAGGGGGTCACGTAATCCTAATTATGGTCGGACTTTTACCGACATACATAGGCAACATTTACGTGAAAGTCATACAGGTGTAAAGAATCAAAACTTTGGACAATCCCATAGTGCAGAATGGAATCGTAAAATTGGGGACTCGCAGCGAGGTGAAAAAGGTTATTGGTATGGTGTAAAACGTAGTAAATCGGATTGTAATCGGATATCGGAGGGTTTATTTACCCGGTGGAAAGCACATACGACTGCGCGTGTTTTAGCCATTAAACATAAAGTAGCGAATCATGAAAAATTAACAAAATCCGATTATTGTTTTAGGTCAAGGCATAAACATTTATTTTAAATATTATTTTGGAACATGACTCAAGTTTCTAATAAAATTATAATCCAAAGTTGCACCGTGCTGGAAGCCCTGGGTGGCGACAAGTTCAAGGTACGTCTTCCTAATGACTACGAGATGATATGCCATATCTCGGGAAAGATACGTAAGAACCATATACGTATTCTCCCGTTGGATACCGTTACTATCGAGGTCAGCCCCTATGACGTGCTGCATAACGGCAGGATAATCTACAGGGAGAAATAGGATGCCGTTCGACAGCCTTACAGATTACAGGAGCAGTGTCGTGGACAACTGCGATAGCGTGAAGCTCCTGTGCGGTGATGTTCTGCCAATCCTTGCGGGGTTCCCATCCGATTCCGTGGACCTCGTTGTGACATCGCCCCCGTACAATTTCGGAATCCCGTACGACAATCACGATGACCGGATGCCCGAGGATAAATATTGGGCTTGGTTGGAATCCGTGTGGTCCGGTGTGTACAGGGCTACTAAGCCTTGCGGACGCATCTGCGTGAACGGCCCGTTGGAACAGCCGTCTACAGGCCTGTGGGTCGCCAAGTGTTGGGATACGCTTCGTCACGCAGGTTGGAAATACATGTTCGTGATTACGTGGCTGAAATCCATCAAGGAGGCATGCCACGCTTGGGGTAGTTTCGCTTCGCCTTCCAATCCGTACTGCCGTAACCCGGAAGAGATGATTTTGGTTGCGTACAAGGGCGAACGGAAGAACCCCGCAAACGGCAGGCAACCGATAATTACCCCGCAGGAGTTCATCAAGTACACGTCCGGTGTGTGGGATGACGTGTACGTGGACACGTCCCGGAATGCGAAACGTCATCCTGCAACGTTCCCGAAGGAACTGCCCGAGCGGTGCATCAAGTTGCTTGCGTACAAGGGCGACACGGTGTTGGACCCGTTCTGCGGAATTGGTACGACCGGAATGGCGTCCGTTGCATGCGGATGCAAGTTTATCGGTATCGACAACAGCCCCAAGTATGTCGGTATTGCAAAGGAAAGAATCTATGGGGAACTAACCAAAAAGGAGCCGTGATATGGCCGACAATTCTACAAGACCCCGTGCTGTTGACAGCCCGAACTATTCGTTTTCCATCAGCGAGATTGACCCCGACTACGAGATTGATTTCCAGGACTTGCAGCCCGCCGTGGCGATGCAGTCCTCCCTGTACGGATACTACAGCGAAAAGGCTGCGGATGCCCGTGCGGAGCGTGATGCTGCGATAGATACGCTCAAGCGTATGGAAGGCGAGGTGGAACTTGAAATTCGCAAGGATGCCGAAGCGAACAAGCAGAAACTGACCATCCCTGAAGTGACCGCCAAGGTCGCAGCCGACCCCCGCCTTGCCGAGCAGCGCAGTGTCATCGTGGAAAAGACTCGTGAGTTCCTTAAATTGGATGGCAAGGTCAAGGCACTTGACCAAAAGCGTTCCATGATTGAATGTGCAGTCCGCATGACGCTTTCTCGCTCCAACTCGCTGTCTCGGACGGGCGTGTTCGACGATTGGACTGCTAATAAGTCGCAGGACGAAATCCGTGCCAGCTTGAATCGCCAGGACTAGACCTTGGAGCGATACGGCATACTTGTTATATTGAATACGTGCCTTGCAGGGGTTCTCCATCCTTGCAGGGTGCAGTGAAACGTGAAACAATAATCAACAGCAAAACGCAAAAAACATAAAGGAGAACGATATGGCCGGATTCGATAGAAGCCGTATTAATCTTACACGAAGAACACAGGAACAGACCGACACCCGTGATGATTTCGGTGGTATCAGTCGCCCGGATTACATGAATTTCAACGGGGCTAAACTAAAGTACGCCAAGTTCGGTGAGGTCGGTTCTTACCACTATTGGAACATCCTTCCGTGGCGTATCGCCACAAAGAACCACCCTGGCGTTGTCAGCGGTAAGTACAGGGTCGGGGATTGGGATTACATCTTGGATGTGCAGGTTCACACGAGCATCGGTGCCGCAAACGGGGACTACATCTGTCCCAAGAAGAACCTTGGGAAACCGTGCCCGATTTGCGAAGCCGCTGACCGACTGAAGGCAAGCGATAACAAGGCTGACAAGGAAGCGGCTAAGAAACTCTACACCAAACGCAAGGCTGTGTACCTTATCCAGGATATGAATGAGGATTGCAGTTCCAAGAGTGATGAACCCTTGATTTTTAAGGTGGCGTATCCGGTGTTCTCCCAGTCGTTGCAGACCCGTGCCACGACATTCCTTAAAGGTCATGGCGTAGTTGACTTTGCCAACCCCGATACTAATACGGGAAAGGTCGTGTCGTTTACTATCGCCGAAGGTAAGATGGGCGATGGCAGGACTTTCAAGAAGGCCGACTCGTTTGATTTCGAGGCCCGCACGGAAGAAATCTCCGACGAAACTTTGGAAAAGTGTCCGTCCCTCGACAAGTTCATGGTCATCAAGACGTACGACCAGCTCAAGGCCATCTTGAACGGGGACGATGAGGAATCCGAGGAAGAAGCCTACGATGAGCAGGGCGAGGAACAGACTGACAACACGTACGCACGTGACGAGACTCCGCAGCCCCGCAGGGAACAGCGTGAAACTCCCCGTAGGGAATTTGTGCCGGATGAAAACCCGCAGCCCCGTAGGGAACGTACTGCCGAACGTGCCCCCGCACGCTTCAAGGACAACGAACCCCCCGCAGAGGACAGTGCAGAGAACCTTGACTTGGACCAGGACCCGTATACCGCCCGTCGTAGCAAGGCCCGCAAGGAATCCGTGGCGCATGACGTGGCTCCTGCAAGACAGACCACACAGGACACTGCCACGATGCCGTTCGATGAAACCCCCGAAGAACAGCCGAAGGCTCCGTCCCGTGACGTGGCGGACAACGAATGCCCCAACCATAAGGCGTTCGGTACCGACTGCAACAAGTTCAACTGCTGCGACAGTTGCCCCGAGGCAATCTACAGCAAATGCCTTGCTGCCCACACCAACATGCGTAAGCGTGGATAGTGGCCTGCCGGCATAAGTCAAACAGGGGCATTGGCTCGATGCCTGTGCCCCTTTTTCATTGGAGATATTTATCATGGCAAAGAAAAAAGAAGATTTCGGTGTAGTGGCACCACCACGAATCCATATGGGCAGCGACCTCCTGGATTTGATGGTTGGCGGCGACAAGGGCGTATACGGTGTACCGTTCGGTGAAATTGTCCAGATTTTTGGAGAGAGCTCAACGGGAAAGTCGTTCATCAAGAACGAGATGCTTGCCTGTACGTATTGGCGTTTTAAGAATACAGATTATACGTTCGTGTGGGAATCAGATGACTGTGAAAGCGGTGATACGTTCGATACGCCACGGCTCTTTGGCGTTGACCTTCACCCCGATGTACGTGTCGTGGGCAAGAACAAGTTCGTGGATTCCGAGACGTTGGAAGAGATGGATGGTAAGTTGACCAACATGCTGTCCGAGATGAAAGAAAACATGTATGGCATCTATGCAATCGACTCGTTGGACGGGCTGTGCGACAATACCAAGAAAGTCAAGGAAGCCAAGCGTGCCAAGTTGCAAGCACAGGGCAAACCCGTGGTGGACGAGGGAGACTATGGTGCGCAGGGCGCCAAGTTCCTGTCTCAGGATTTCTTCAAGGTAAAACATAAACCCTTGAAAGATAAAAACACAACCTTGTTGATTATTTCACAGACTCGTTGCAATTTCAATGGCGGTATGTATGGCCCGAAGCGTAAGGCGTCCAATAGCGATTCCTTGGATTTCTATGCCTATGCCCGTATTAAATTGAAGTATTTGCAACCGATAATAAGAGAGGGTCTTATTGTCGGTGGCATTGTTGAAGCGACTACCATCAAGTGCAAAGTTCCTCGTCCGTTTCGTACTATCAGGTATTCCTATTACATGGACTATGGGATTGACAATATAGGGTCTAATATTGATTATCTGTTTGACCTGCTGGGAGATGACGGCAAGTGGAAGAAGACTGCGGAAGCAATCCCGTGGAGCGAAAACGCCAAGCCCAAGAATCTTAACAACCTCAAGGACTGGCTCGCCAAGAACAAGTGGACGGACGTATGCAAGGATGACCGCAAGGCCGAACAGGGCTCGTCTGCGCTTACGGTGGAATGGATTATTAGTTGGGCCAATTCCGACCCTGCACGCAAGGAAAACTTCGACAACGAGTTTGGCGAGGAGTTCACCCGTGAAGAACTCATCAAGCTCTGCGAGGACAATCCCGAGATGGCGGAAGAACTCACGCGGCGTGTCCGTGAAAAGTGGGAAGCACACGAGGATGCTGCTGCAACCAAGCGGCCATCCAAGTACGCCTGCTACATGGAACAGCCGAAGGCCGACAAGAAACAGGAAGCCAAACCCGAGTAAACAATAATCGGAGCGGTTGTCACCGGGGATGTCGGGGAGGCTGACCGGGGCAACCGCTCCGTCAAGGATTTTTGATGGATACGTATAACCTTTGGAAGAAACTGAACGCTATCGTGAAGACGGGCACCCCGTTGGAGGCTGCGCACCGGATGGTGGATAGCGGGGAGATTACCCGTGACGAGATTGCGTGGGCGGTGACCACGTTGGCCCTGCTTCCGATAAAGATGATGGAAGTCCTGGACAAGAAATAGTATGGAACTGAACAAGATTTATCCACTCCTGTAAGTCCGACGGATGGCGTAGGGGGCATCCCACAGCATCGGGCGGGTCCGCATTATGCGGGCCTGTCTATTTTTTTGCAATAATTTCTGCTGTACCTATTGACAACGGGTAGATAAAGTGTTATATTTAGGATATCAGAACAACCTTAACCGAGGAATTATTATGAAATCCTATTTTCCTATGATTGCGGGTCATTTCAAGTTTATGGAC